CCCCGCCGCTTTGGTTTAGTATCGGCACGGGGCCAAACATTTTGTTGACGTTAACAAAACATTGCCAACAAAAAGCTATGCTATGCAGTTATCAGCAGCCGCAACCGGATCCACATCCACCATAGCCGCTACCCGCCCACGGGTTGCAGGTAATGTAAGCGGGAGAAGGGCACGGGCGAAGCTGCGAAATAAGATAGTTGTTCTGCGCAGACTGAGACGCCGCCAGACGCAGCTCCTGATTTGCACTCTCCAGATCGCGCATCTTGGAGTTGGTCAGGAAGTCCAGAATGGCGCGGCTGTTGGCGTTCTGATTTTCCACGATGTCGCGGGTCGCGTTCTGCACCGTGTTGCGCGTGTCGCACGCCTGCGCGGCCATGTCGTAGCGCACGCCCTCGATGCTGCGCTGGGTGTTGCAGCAGCACTCGGCAGCCTGCATCTGCATGGCGTTGAGCTGCTGCATCAGCGCGGCCTGCTGGTTGGCGCGGGACAGTTCAGCGGTCTGGAAACCGTTGTTCATGTTTTGGTTGACACCGGCAAAGCCGTTCAGCAGCGTGGTGTTCGCGGCATAGAAGCCATCGCACAGCCCACCGTTGATGAGATCCATCTTGCGCTCAATGTTGGCAAAATCGGAAGACAGCACATAGCCGTCTACCACGCCGCCGGAATTGCCGCCGTTGTTGCCCCAGCCGTTATTACCCCAGCCAAGGAAGGCAAACAGGAACAGGATGATGATGAACCAACTGCCATTACCATCCCATCCAAAACCGCCGTTGCCGCCGGAGTTAGTGGGTGCCACGGGCATTGTCAGCATGGGAGCGCCGTCAGAAGAAAGAGACATAGAAAAACTCCTTTCAGTTTTTTATTATCAAATCGTGGCCACGATATTGATTAACCTAATAATTTAGCAAACACTTTGCTTAAACTTTGCTTAAACTTTGCTTAAACTTGCTTACTGCATCAGGCTTTGGAACTGCTTCGCCATCTGCTGCAACTGGTTCAGCTGAGCTTGTGAGAGTTTCCCGCTCTGCAAGAGTTTTTCGACCTCTGCTTTGGGGTCGCCATGAAAATTTGCCTTGAACTGCTGGAACTGCTGCACCATCTGCATAAAGCCGTTGCCGCCGCCCATTGCACCGAAAAACGGATTATTCATCGCTCTTTTCCTCCTTGCGCTTCTTGCCCTTCATTTCGCTCACAAGCGCCGCCAGCGCGTCGAACTCTTTACGGGTCACATATTCCGCAGCGGGCGCTTTCTGCGCGTCAGGGGCGCTTGCAAGCCGCTCTACAAGGTCGTATACTTTGAGCGTCGGCTTGCCGCTTGCATCGGCCTGTTTGAGATACACAGTCGGTGCGGAGCTGTCCCACAACGCCACGGCGGCGTTGGGCGCGATCATCCAGTTTCGGGCCTCCTGTTCGCCGCTGACCCACTGTACACCGCTCTGCGCCACCGGATTTTGAAGGGCCTGCGGAATTTGAGATTGCATCTGTGGTTGCTGCATTTGCCGCATCTGCATCAGGTTATCCTGCATTGGGGGTGGATAATAGGGGTTCTGCCATCCGTAAGGTGTGTAAGCCATAATCAGTCCTCCTTAACCCAGTAATACAATACGTTCTCGTTGCTGCTGTCCCAGCTGTCCCAGATCGTGCCATTTTGCACGCAAACCACATGGCCGGACAGGGCCAGAATATAGTTGCCTACCGGGTGATCCTCCGCAAACTGTCCCACCGTGTAGCAATCCGGGCAAGTGTCCGGTACGATGTACCGCCGGTATCCGATGCTGCTGAGATACCGGCCCCAGCAAGCATTTGCAGACGGCATATCCCCGTCAAGATATCCTTGGATGCACAGTCGCAAATACGTCTCTCCCCAGTCCTTGCCGGTGGCTTTTGATATTGCTCTGACGGTACAGTCCCCTGTGTTTTTCCCTTTTGGGTTCTCGTTGTAGTAGCTATACATATTCGCGCCTATCGTCGTGCAAGAGCTCTACAATGCGCACAAGGGGAAGCAATCCGGCGGTGTCAGATCCGTATTGATTGCATATATCACGTGCCATATCCGCCGTATACCCACACGCCAACAGCCGCTCCATTACGCTCATTTCGCCGCACTCCCTTGTATATCTATAAAATACAGCAAAAAAGACCCAACAAAGAGCCTGAAAAAGGTCTTTGTTGGGTCTTTACTTTATGGGTTTTTGATATGGTCGGCAATCTTTTGGTAACCGTTGCGGCGGCGCTTCTTGACATACTCGACCGACGCAAACAGCCTGTTTGCCACCTGCTGTCTGGATTGTTGCTTGACGTCGCACGCGATGATGCAAAACGCTTCGTCTTCCGGAAGATCAAGCGCGGCGATGTAATCAATGGCACGTTGAGGGGCCATGCTGCGCAGTTTTGCGCGAATGTCTCGGTAATTTGTATTCATGGCGATCATATTCGCCGTGGACTTGCGGAGCCTTGGCGGAAACAGGGGGTCGGCGCATTGTTGCCCCGGTTTCGTCCAGATTTTTAAGACAGTTACTGTGACGCTCTCTTCACATCATCTCGAACCTTCCCGGATGAACCCGTCAAACCCGGCGTCCTTCAAACGCTTCAGCATCTTCTCGGCGTTTTCCCGGACGGCGAAGGCGCCGACCTGGACGCGATACAGCTTATCGCCGGTCGGCTGGGCGGGCTTAGGGGACTCCTGCTTGGTCGGGACGTAGGTCACGCCCAGATACTTGCACAGGCCCTTGGCGATGGCCTCGCCGATATCCGTGGTGTGCTCCACGATCCACTTGGCACCCTCGGCGGCGTCGTGGAACTCGCACTCGCAGTACACCGACGGCGCATTAGGTACACGCACCTCGAACAGCCGGGGGTTGGCCTGGATGTTTTCAGACGTTCCCGGCGTCAGCGGGGCCAGCTGGTCAAACACCGCCTTGCAGGCGTCGTACCCCTTGCCGGGGATTCTGTAGCAGAACATCCGGGTGCCGGACACCTTGCCGTTAAAGGCGTTGGTGTGGACGCAGCTGTGGATGTCCGCGCCCCAGGCGTCGGACTCGGCGCAGCGCTGGGCCATGGTGGTGCCGAAGGCAGCCAGCTTCACCTCCACGCCGCTGCGGCGCAGGGCGGCAGCCTCCGCCTCGGCGATCTTCTGGCACTGAACGTGCTCGTTGGTATTGCCCCAGGCGTAGCGGTTTTCCGTCTGGTCGCTGGGGCTAATGTACACTCGCTTACTCATTGTTGTCGTCCTCCTCTCCCGGCAGCTTGTCCGCCGCCGTATCCTCGGTGTGTACTTTCAACTTCTTGAGCAGAGCCTGGAGGAAACCAGGCACCGGCGCACCGATGGCCGACACATTCTCCAGGATGGACAGCAGCTCGTTGATCACCAGCCAGATAATGACGATGCTGGCAAACAGGAACTCCACCGGCCAGTCCCAGCCCAGGGTGTCGGCTCCGTAGCGCAGCAGCCAGTCTACCACAGCGGCCACGGCGACGATCACCAAGTAGCCCACCTTCTTCAGGATGCCTCGCAGGCCCACCCGGGAGGACAGTTCCCCGGCGTTCCATGCCTTGGTCATACCCGTGGCGTAGTCCAGCAGCATCACCACCACCAGCACCAGCACCGGTACCAGCAGCTGCACCCCGTAGGCACACAGCGTCCCCAGGGCGGCCACCAGCGCGGCCTTGATCGTGTTTTCTTTCATGTTGTAAAATCTCCTTTCAATTTGGGATTTTGCTTTAATTTTTTTTGTATCGAGCACCTGATAACGCAAGCGCTCAAGCGGGAGGGCTAATCGCCCTCCTTTTTTGCGCCTTGGATGGCATTTCCTTACAATGCCGTTATGGGGAACCCGAGTTTCCCACCTACGATGTTTGCAATCGCCTTGTGTCCCTTTGCACTGTAATGGATCATGTCAGATTGATACAAACTGTCATCTTGAATAAATGCGTATCCAAAATCAGATGCGTCGCATATCTCGTAATTTATGCTCCTGAGGGTAGAGGTCAGTTCCCCATAGACCTGAGCTTGTGAGGCAACATAGGATGCGTCTGTTTTTCGGTTGGGGAACGGCACTATATACGTTCCCTTGCCAGCATAAGCCAAATAGGCTTTGCCCCATTTGATCATACCGCCATCCACATTACGATTATTTGTCCCGATCATCAGCACCAGCCAATCATGTCCTTCCTCAATTGGGCAGTTTCCGATTCCGCAACCAATAATAGCTTTATTCGTGACTGTGATTGTTTTGCTTATTGATAGATTGGGATTGACTGTCTGGCCACCAGTAAAACGCACCTCGACCTTCTTCACACCATCGCCGAGTCCACTAATTGTTTTCTCCGTCTCCGCCTGTTCCACGTTATTCACATACCATTTCCATGTCTCGCTATATCCTTCATTGTAGTTTAGCGTGACGCTCTGTGCGTCGGTGTATATTGCAAGCCTTGATCCGGGCTTGAAATTAGCAGTAGAGGCATAGGGGGAATATGCTAATGCGTGGGCATATGGAGACATATACCCAACATGAATCTCGGTGATCGTGGCAAGCATTTTTGCGAATAGGTATGCCCACCCTTCATTTTCCCGGTCGCTCAAGCCGTAGCCATATGTGTTACTATCTCCAGTCACGAGCAAATCTACGGAGGAATGCAGCGGAGAGAAAATTAAATCTTTCAGGCGTGTGATACCCTGCTGTGGTTTCTCGCGGCACTCAAATCGCACAGAATTGCCTCCGTTATACTGGTTCCCGAAACGCGCAAGTGCTGCATTCTCTGGCACTGTGTAGTTTGTTTGGCCGCTTGCTACGGTTATCTGGCCGATGTATTCCTTGCTCTTGTTGAAGAACGCCACCTTGTTAGTGACAGTCGCGGACAAAAACAACGTTTCTCCGGGGATCACCGGAAGATAATCCGTGGTAAACCCAATACCGCTCTCGTTCAGCGTCCCGTCTGCGTTAAGCGTTGCTTGAGTGTATGCTACGTATTTGTAGTAGTCGCTGACATCGTATCTCTGTGCAACAGGATATGTGATGATGTTTGTCACATCTCCAGAGAGGCCCCCGCTTGGCATATCCACCGGCTTCCACGCCGTAGGCTTGCCGGCGCTGTCCACGGCGGTGATCTTGGCAATCTGGCCGACTGTTGCGCCGGTGATGCCCATTCCCACGCCGCCCTTGCTTTCCAAGTCGAGGACTGCATCTTGTATATCATTTAAGTTTTCCGCAGTTATAACTGTTTTCCCACTTACATAATTTACCTTTTTAAGCGCCATCTTTAATCCTCCTTTATCCGGCAATTGCCTTAATTGGGTGTGCGGCCAGATAATCAGCAACCGCCTTGGCGATGTCATCCGGGTCTACGCCACCCATCCCCTTGATAAGCTCCATGAGCTGGTCGTACACATCAGGCGTGGGGTCGGCAGGAGCGCCGCTGGCAGACCGCACGGACGACAGTGCCCGCAGGAGCACCATGCGGCTGGTGTGGATGTCCCCGGCGTAGAGTCCGATCTGCACACATCCGGGCACAGGTACCGGAGGCAGAGCCACGCTGTCACCTGTAAACACGGTGTCGGCGTAGGTGCTGTCCATGTAGATCACGCGCATGGTCTTGGTGTCGTAGGCGCTCCATTCTGCGTCCAGGTCCCAGTGTACGATATAATCGCTGTTGTCGCACACAACGGTCGTCCCGGCGGTGCATACCGGGCGCTTATCGGTAACGGTAATGCTGATATCAGGCATGTAATACCCTCCTTATGCCGTCCTGCGCCATGTGTACACGGCCAGGTACGGCGGCATATTGTTGTGGGCCTGGCCGCCGCAGTTGGACGTAGCCTTGCCCGTGTAAGGGTTGTACTGGGTACTCGCAGCATTATACAGGCGGATGGCGTTGACGCCCTCCGTAATGCTCTGGCCCGTGTAATCGTAGCCGTGGGTGTGGTTTGCCATCTCCGCCGCCGTCAGGACGTGTGTCTCCTCGCCGCCGGTAGAGCCAGCCGCGTGGGAGTCGCCTGCCGCCAAGAGGAACACGTCCTTGATCTGCTCCCAGGTGCCGCCGAACAGGTCCGCTGGGGACGTGGAATCTGTGGACTGGTAGATGCTGCCGACGGGGTGGAGGTAGTCCAGGAGGGGCTTGCCTCCGAACAACACCTCCGCGGGACCGGGCAGCTCCAGGCGCTTGATGAGTCCGCCCACAATCAGCGTGGCCGCCTCGGTCAGATACTGGCCGATGGACAGACCGTCCACGGCCGGCGCCGTGCGGAAAAGCACCTGCGCCGATGGCAGCACCACAATCAGGCTGGCCGTGCTGCCCAGTGCGTCGGTGACGGCTATGCACACCTCATAGACGGTGTCCACCGCGGCCGGGATGACGCCGTAGGCGCTGGGTGTATACTGCCCGGCGGCGTCCGGCACGGCCTGGGAGCTCCAGGTGTCCGCCCCCTGGGCCCGGTAGCGGATGACATAGGCGGCCGTGTTCTGGTCGTTCAGCGGTGCCACCGCGCCCACAAAGGACACCTTGGCATGATCTCCGGCGGGGTTGTCCGTGCCGTCTGCATCGCAGCGGGCGGCACTGATGGAGCGCACGCCGGGCGCGGCGTAGGGCAGCACGGTGATGGTCCCTCGCAGGACGGTGGACAGCCCCCGGGAGTCTGTAACGGTGACGGCATAGGCTACCGTGCCGGACTCCGGCAGCACGCCAGTAGTGGCTGTAGACCCGGTGGCCGTCAGGCCGGAGATGGCCAGGATATAGCCCTTGACCGTCGCCCCGTATTTCCCGCTGGCCGTCGTGACGGCCTTTAGGCGGCTCTTGGCTTGCACGTAAGCACCATAGGTATCTGCATATCCCCCATCGTCCGAAAGCGCCACAGAGGCCGCAGGGGCCGCGCTGGCAGGCACGGATGCCGTAAAGCTATAAGACTGGCTGCCCAAGGCCGTATCACCGCTGTATGTGGTGATGGTCAGGGTACCCACGCCGGCAGCAGCATTGGGGATATCGTTGGCCAGTTCCAGGGGCGGCGTCCAGGTAATGGACGTCGCGCCCGTCTCTGCTGACACCACGCCGGAGTGGGTGCCCCAGGCGTATGTGATCCGGTGCGTGTAGCTGCTGTCTGCCTTGGTGACGGTCAGTGTGGCAGGGCTGCCCAGCGTCATAGACGGGACCGCCAAAGAGGATGCCCGGGGGATGGTAGGCAGCGTGACCTTGCCGGATACAGACAGAGACGCTGGCGTCCATTGAGAGGTAAAGCCGCTGTGCCACTCAGCGGACAGTGTTACCGTGGCCTCGCCCTTGGCATCGTGGTCCACGGTGATGGTCTTGGTGCCCAGATCGTACCAGCCCTTGGCGGTGTAGCTGTAGGGATGGTACACCTTGGTGCCCTGTAAGACGTAATAGCAGCCGTTGGCCGCCTGGTTATAGCTCTCGCCGGTGCCGTCGTAGATCTGCAGCGACAGGGCGATGGTGCTGCGGTTGTTGCTGCGGGATTGCTGGATGGTATACCCAAGCCACAGCTGCCAGCCGTATGTGGATTTGGAGCCGTACAGCTCACCCATTGGCATTCACCCCCCTCGCGCCTACCACGGAGCCGTCCGGGTTCACTCTGACCACCAGATTGCCCAGATACAGGCACCCGGCGGTGGGGTCGTCCGGATCCATGGGCCGGATGTACAGCGACGGCGTATATACGCCCCGCTGGTTGATGGACAGCAGAGCCAGGGTTTCCCGGAGGATATTTAGGCCCTGGTTGTTGATCTGCACCTTTACGGGGTCCCCCTCGCTGCCCAGGAGCATGCCCATGGTTGCGGAAAAGCTCATGTACTGGTTCATGGTGCGGACGGTCTGGCGGATATCGCCGGTGGCGTCCTCCACCTGCTCGGTGATCTCCCCGGATACCTCCATGCGGATCTGATCCGGCAGGATGGCCAGAGTGGCGTCCATGACCTTCTTGTAGCTCTCAAAGTCCCCGATCTCCACATAGTCTTGCAGGGCTTCCAGGAGGATCTGCCGGTCCGACTGCGAGATCTGCGTCATGCGCTCGGTGAGGATCTGCTGCACGGTGTTGATCCTCTCCTCGGTCTCCTGCCGTACCTCCTCCATGCCCTGGGATACGCGGTTGCGCTCGGCCTCCGTGTCGCCGGTAAAGGTGCGCCGCGTCCGACCCATGGTGACGGTGGTCTGCGCCGGGTCCAAGAGATTAATGTGCATTTGCAGCAGAGGCATGGCCGCCCGGATGCCGTGGGACGTGGTGGCCAGCATGGTATACCGGCCTACTCGCCAGGCGGCCACAGCGGCGTCTGTAACGTGGAGATCAATGGCCTTGCAGGTAATGGACTCCTCCAGCGCCCAGCCGGAGGTAGCCAGCCGGGCCGCTGCGTAGGACTGGAGGTTTCCGGCCACAGTGACGTCCTGCCAGTCCGTTGGACCGGGACAGATCCAGCCGTACTTTGCCACACCGGCCCGGGACCAGACATACGGGCCCTCTTTGACCAGGTCGTCCGTCAGATCGCCGTCGGCCAGCTCCGTGATGGTCAGGCCGTCATGGCCCACCGGCAGGATGGCGGTGTAGATGCCGGTGCCGGTAAGCTGGCGCTCCAGATCCAGGAGGTTTGCCCCGAAGGTAACGGCCTGGGCATTGGTGAGCGGAAGATCTGCGTAGTAATCCAGGTAGTTGCCGTCCGACTCGTACCGCATCAGGAGGTATCCACCCAGGGCGGAGCCAGTAAGGCGGGTGGTCATGGCCTCCATGGTGGTAAGATACTTGGTGGAACTGCGGGTAATGTAGTTGTTGGCGTCCGTCACCGTACACACGCCGGGCTTGATCTGCTGCTCGGCCGAGGCCTTGGCATTGTGCTGGGCCAAGAGCCAGCGGAACAAGAAATCTACCACGTTGCCGTTGTTGGCAGCCGCCTGATAGTCCGCGTCCTCCGAGAAATCGTCCGGGTAAGCAAACGGGGGAACGGTGGAATCGTTGAGCACCGCCATGACGCCCTCCGCCGTAACGTTGAGGTTGTTGTAAAAGTCGCCCACCTGGGAGGTAATGCGGCCCCGCCACACCACATACCGGCCCTGCAGCAGCTCCAGACCGGGGCGCATATAGGGCAGCTTGTCCCGGTAAGGATGATCCGGCGGCAGAGAGAACGCCATACTCCCGGCCTTGCCGGCGGTAAGGTCCACCGACGCCGCCGAGGCGCACAGCCGGTCCGTCTCGTTGGCGCCGCGCGGATCGTACAGGATGTAATCCCCGTAACGCAGCTGATAGCCAGCAAAGTCCTGCGCAGTCTCCTGGGGGTCCGTGCCACAGACGGCAAGCCCGGCAACAGCCTTGCCGCATACCGCGCCAGTGTAGCTCATAGCGATGCCTCCTGATAGGTGACGGACACCGTGGTTCCGGCTGCGGCTGTGACGGCAAGGGTATTGCCGCCGGCTGCCAGGCGGATGTCCAGGCTGCGATGGCTGCCGGCTGCCACCGCGATGTCCTTGCCGCCGAAGGTCAGCGTTGTAGCCGCCGACACCTCCACGGTGGGCACCACCGACCGGCACTCATTGGTCAGAGTCAGGGACAGCGTGCCCGATTCGGGCACGGTCCCCGTGACCGTGGTTTTTGCGTTCTTGTATTTCCACGGGTCGCAGCTGACTGTGACCGGGATGGTCTGCATCATTTTGACAAGCTCCACCCGCCCAACAGAGCATCGCCCACTGTAATAATGGGCGGTGTCCTCGGGGAAGGTCACTTTCACGCGCTTGCCGTGGACTTTGTTGCAGAAGTCAGAAATCGTGGCAGGCCATTTCTTGCCGCTCACCGTGTCCACGCCGGTGAGCTTCAGTACAATGGTGCGGTTTTTGTAGGTCACTTCGCCGGTCAACACCTCGGAAGCGTCCAGCAGACCGTCCCGGCCCGGAACATCAATCATATTCGTGCGGACTTCCGGCAAAGAAATGGACTTGCTCGCAAGAAGCAGGCCGTATTCTGTGTAAGTGTCTTTTCCGTCAAAAAATACTTTTCCTATCATACAGCCCTTGCCTTCCTTGCATTGATTTTGGCCAGTTCTTCATCCATGCCTGGGGCAAGCAAACCGATAACCTGTCCACTGTCCATGATGACTTTCATATTTGCCAACATAGGCAAATACTGTTCCAGCAGCATTACAATTCTGCCGGAATCGCCACCCCCGCTTGTGCTTGCCGCTCCGTAAGAGCCACTTGTATAGTTTCTGCTGATGTTTGCATCTGCTGTAATGGTTCCAGCGTCAAAATTCATGCTGCCTTCAATGTCATTTTTCACAGCCGCGAATTCATCGCTAAAGCCTTCGCCCAGACCTTCGGCCATGAAACCGCCGATTCCGGCAAAGACCTTGGAAGGGGAGTGGATGCCCAAAATGCGCTTCACGCCGCCGACAAGGCTATTCACCTTTTCGTTGAACCAATCCTTGATATTGTCCCACATTCCGGCGATACCGTCTTTCAGCCCCTGAACGATGTTTCTACCGATGCCGCCCCAGTCGTAGTTTCTGATTGTGTCGGCAATAGCAGCGATAACGCGCGGGACGGCTGCAATCAATTCCGGGATTGCCCCGATAATGCCGGTAATCAGCGATACAATGATCTGCGGCGCTGCAAGGATGATCTTGTCAAGGTTGTTCACGATGCCGTTGACGAACGCAATAATCAGCGTAGGGACTGCCGCGACCAGCTCCGGGATGCACTTGATAATTCCGTCAATCAGCGCAAACAGAAGATCAATGCCCATCTGGATAATGTTCGGCAGCTCTACAATGATTGCGGCGAGCAAGTTGCCAATAATCATAGGTACTGCCGCGATAAGCTGCGGAATCGCGTCAATCAGGCCCTGCGCAAGCGTCATAATCAGCAAGATTGCCGTTTCAATGAGTTGCGTCAAAAAGTCCGGGCTTGTCAGCATCTGCACAATCGTCAAGGTCACTTGCACAATGCCGTCAATAAGCGTGGGCAGGTTTTCTATCAGGCCATTCGCAAGGAAGAAAAGAATGTCGATTGCTGCTTGCGTAATTGCAGGTAGGTTATCAATGATACCCTGTCCCAATGCGCCGACAAGCGCAACCGCCGCCTGCAAAAGCGCAGGCAGGTTGTCTGTGATGGTTGTTATGACCATCGGGATAATAGTGGTAGATGCAGATGTAACAAGCTGTGAAATGCCGCCCAACATGACACTAACGCGCGGAATAATATTTCCAGCCGCCGTATCCACGCTGCTGACAAAATTGCCAATCAGCGTATCAAGGTCTGCGTTGTCGGCTGCAATGCCGGTTATCAGGTTGCTCCATGCGGACAAGGCCGCGCTGCCGCTGCCCTGAATAGTAGACGCAGCCTCTTTTGCCGTTGTCCCGGTAATGCCCATTTCCGTCTGCACCACATGGATGGCGTCTACGATGTCGGAGTAAGATGAAATATCAAACTTCTGCCCAGACAGCTTCTCCGCGTCCGCAAGCAGACGCTCCATTTCCTCTTTGGTGCCGCCATACCCGAGTTTTAGGTTGTCCAGCATGGTGTAGTTCTGCTTTGCAAAACCCTGATAGGCGTTCTGTATCATCTCCATGCCGGTGCCCATCTTATTGGCGTTGTCTGCCATGTCGGTGATGGCCTGGTCCGCCTTTTGAGCTGCTTTTTCTGTATCTCCGCCAAGGCTCTGGAGCAGGGAGGCCGAAAAGCTGGTCACCGTGTCCATATATTCGTTGGCGCTCATGCCAGCGGTCTTGTATGCGTTTGCGGCGTACTCCTGCACCTTGTCCGATGCAGTCTTAAAGAGGGTATCGACGCCACCCACTAATTGCTCATACTCGGCATATTGGTCAATGGACGCATTTGTCAGCGCCGCCATGCCAGTAGCCGCAACTGTCAAAGCCGCAGCTCCCACCTTTGCCGCAGTAGCAAGGCCGCTTTTCAACTTGTCGGCAAAGCCGGACGCTTTGCCGGAAGCATTGTCCAGCCCATTTTCGTATCCGCTGGTGTCCAGCGTAATTTTTGCATACAAGTCAAACACGTTTATCGTCCTCACCTCCGACCTTTGCGATTTTTTCTTTCATTCGGTCAACGATTTGTTCCGGCGTCCTGGTTTCCTCCGGATTCGGCTCTATGAGGTCAGCATACCGCGCCTTGATATAGCCGCCCCCCACGTACCGCGCCGTGTTTTCCGCGATTGCTTTGAGCGCGTCTGTCACATAGACCCGGTATGCCTTGTCCACGCTGTCCTGTTTGGCGCGGGCAAGGGCATACCGCAGGAACGCCTTTACGCTACGGGGGCCTTGGTATTCTCCTGCGCAGAGCCAGAGGGTTTTTCTGTGCTCTGCGCTGAGATAAAAAGTTCCGTGAACGCTTCGTCTGTCATCAGGTCAATAAAATCCTTGGTCAGTTTTACCAGACTCAGAGCGCCCGTGTAAGCCTCCGGGCTTGTTCCCTCAATGGAGGACAGGATGGAGATTACATCGCCCTTATGACCGCGCAGAAGGGCGGGAACGGCCTTTTTTGCCTTCTGTAAAAGGAACTTCTTGGCTGTCATGCCATCCGGCAGTTGTTCCCGCTTAAACAGGGCGGCGGCGTTCTCGTCCTCCGCAATGTTGCAGATTGGCTCGATCAGATCTGCGATTACTTCCAGGGTGCGATCACCTTTTACGTCAGATAGTTTCATCAGCCGCCCACCTCCGCAGGAGCCGCGCTGTAAAACTCCATGGGCATCTCGTCCTGAGCGGACATGGACACATGGCCGGTCAGCTCCACGCTCACCTGGCCCTTGCCGTTTTTGGTGGTCTGGAGAGTAAAGCCGCCGGTGGACAGGGCGTTTTTCAGGCAGATAGCCACCATTCCGCCGTCGGCCCGGTCGCCAACCCACCACAGGTCTGCAAAGTCGGTCTGCTTCAGGTCTCGCCGGGGGGTGATTTTGCTCCTGTCGGTAGTGTCAATGTCTGCCGCGCCCAGGGCCAGCCGGATGGACTCCGTGGATGTTCCAATGGAGGTAAAGGCCATCTTGCAATCCCAACCGTCCAGATGCTTCAGTTCCATCATATTCACAGGGCAGTTGTCCACGTCCTCTCCCATGTCGGAGTAAGTAGGGACGCAAGACACATTGATGCCGCCGGTTGTGGCACACACAATGTCCTCGTCCTTCGGTGCGGTGGGAGTAGCCGGGGTAAAGTTTTTCAGGATGACACCCGCGTCGAGCTGCAATTCCTCAAAGGTGCTCTGCGGGATCGCGGTAAATTTGCCCATATTGGGTCTCCTTTCAGCTGAATGTCAGGTATTCAGCGGTAATGTTGATGTACCGGCGCTTAATGGCCGGGTCTTCCTCATAGGTTAGGCTTTGGCACCAGGGGGAACCGCGCTTGAGCCAGATATAGCCCTCGTCGCAGGGCAGATACACGCCACCGTAGCCGATGCGCTTGGACAACTCCTGGGCCTTCTCGTCTGGGACAGCTTCGCTCTCCGTGCGGAACCACAGATTGACCGTCAGGCCGACCTCCCCGGCATCAAAAGCGCTGTCGATATACTCATAGGTGCCATAAGGCATGACCACATCGTCTGGCACGCTGGACGCTCGGTAGAAGGGCATGAACTCGTTGAACCAGGCGTAGAGGGCTTTGTTTTTGGTCATGTGGTCAACGCCCACCTTTCCGCCGTAAAGTATTTTAGCTGCATCGTGGAGGACTTGGGGGCCTGCTTGTTCTCCGGATTTGAGGTCACGCGGTAGGTTTCGCCGGTGGTCTTGTCTTTGAACACGTCGTTGTACTCGATGGGCACGGCCTTGTCTACCAGGACGGAATACAGGCTGGTCACGCCTTCTTTTTCCGCTCTGCGGGCCTCCATGGAGGTATCCAGTGCCTGGTAGTTGGTGAACTCAGCGCCCTCCACCCACTCTACAAAGTAACCGCCCGCACCGTCCGATACCCGGCGTTTTTCCATGAATACACAGGTGCGGGAAAAATCATCTAAAAGGCTCATCAGATCCCCCTAATTCTCCGCCAGTCGTTCAGGCGGCTCTTGAATACATCCTGCCAGCCGACGGCCATGCCGCTGGCGTTGGTGGCTTTGCTGTAGGAGTAGCCGCCAAATGATTCTGAGGTAAACGGCCCTGGATCCCCGTTCTTCGTCTGCCATGCGTCGATTTCTTCGGCCAATTCAATCACCGCCTTCGGAACAGCCAGCGCCCACACGGAGCCGGTAAACGTCTCGTCGGTCAGGTCTGCCACCGGGTACTGGTGGAGCCCGTCATTGAATACGGAACCCACCACCCGGAAATACTGGCCGGTTTGCAGAAAGGGCAGCGTGAGCTGCCCGCCCTGCACAGTGAACTCCCCGGCGTGGACGCCGTCCGGAACTAAAAACCAGTTGTTCAAATTCTGCAAAACCGTTTCAAGCATCACGCTGTCCTCCTTTTACGCCGATTTGGTTACGGTCACGGTATATACTTTCTCCGCCGTGCCGTTTTTCACGTTCACAGTCAAAGTGTTGGCTCCGGTCGCCCAGGTGGCCGCAGTGCCGTTTTCAACAGGCGTCTCTCCGTTGAGGATGGTCACTGTGGCGCTTGCGTCCTCCTGGGTCGCGGTTACCGTGTTGGTCGCGTTTGTCGTTGTGGCTGTATACTCCGTCGTGTCTGGGTCAAACGCCGGAGTCAGTGTCAGCGCGCCAATCGTCAGCCCCGAGAGGCGCGCGCTTAAGGGGCCGGGGTGACCGTGATTTTGGCGATGCCGTCCAAGTACTCAGCCCACAGCTTCATGCCCATGATGGCGTAACTCTCGCCCACGGCGGTGCTGTAATTACCCTGGGCGTGGAAACCGATCAGGTTTGTCTCGCCCTGCACGGTGTAATTCAGGCCCAGTCTGGCAAACTCGCTGTCGCCGGGGTCTGCATAGTACAGGTCGATGTTCTCCACAGGCGTTGCGATCACAGTGTTGCGAGCAATAGCGTTATTGCCGGAAACGGTGGTGGGCAACAGGAACAGCGTGGAGTACCCCATGAAGTCCTTGACATAGTTCAGGCCGAACTGGGTCTGGACGGAAATATCCGCAGCACCCAGATAGTCGTATGCGTCCAGGATGTTAGCAAATCCCACAACGGAGGTAACGTCTTTTGCCATACCAGCAAACTTGTTCAGCACTTCGCCCTGAGCCTTTGCAAGTGCCGCCTGCCAGGTTGCGGCGGTTCCGGTGAGAGAACCGGTGTTCAGGAAAGTATAGAAATTGCCAAGGACCACATTCTGGAGCTTGGTCAGAAAAGCGTCGTCGCTCTTCTCCACCGCGATCTCTGCACCATACTTGTCAACGTCCTCGATAGGAACAGCCTTTGCATACTTCTTGATGGACAGGTCGTCCTTGGTCGCTTGGGTAATCGTCGCCTTGCTGTAAGGGATCACCTCGCCAGCGCCGACGTCGCCGTCCTCCAGGGCCACATCAGCGGTGTAAGAAATCAGGCTTGTGCCGGGGGCCTTGCGGATGGGGCGCATAATGCCCATAATGTTGCGCAGCGCATCCCAGTTGTCATTGAAACGGGTGACGAAATCCACCTCTCGGGCGGTCACGCTGGTATAGGTATTGGGCAGGGAATCGCGGGGGTTGGTCAGGCTTTCAACTTTCGTAGCAGCCATGTAATTCATCCTTTCTTGTTAAGTAATTTGGTTTTCCATAAGCGCTTTCTGTCGCTCAGATGCGGACAGCATATAGTGGCCGTGATCGTCCTTTTTGTAGATGTCCGCTTTCGTCATCGTGCCGGGGCTTCCGCCCGCCGGAGGGTTTGCGATATTGGCACCCTTCGTGGTGGTAGTGGAGACCAGCTTTGCAAAAGCACCGCTCACAAGCGCATCCAGAGCGGCGGTGTCCTTGATCTTGTCGCCGTCCAGCTCCACGCCGTCGATCTCCGCGCCGCTGCCGCGCAGAGCAATAGTTAGATTGTCGCCGGTGATGTTCCTGCTTTCGTAATAGGCTTTTACCGCCTTTTCTTTAGCGGCCTTGGTCTCCTTTGCGGTGATGTCCGCCTTGAAGTCGTCAAAGGCCTTGTGCTCCTTCTCATACTTCTCCTTGTAACCGCCGTCCCCGGCGGCTTTCAGGTCGTCCAATTCCTTCTGGACTGTGGGCAACTTCTCCGCGTCCGCCTTGTAGCGGCTCACATCCGCCTTCAAGCCGTCCACGGTGTCGGTATGCGCTTCGATGATGGTGTCCACCTGTTCGTCGGTGAGACCCATCCCCTTCAAAAGTTTGCGTGTAAGTGCCATTGTTCTATCTTCCTTTCCTTCGTCCGCAGTTCGTCGCGGCGATAGATTGTATAAAAACCGCTGTACCTCGCGGGTTTTATCGAAAACGAAAGAGCCAACCGCCGAGAAAATCTCAGTAGTTGGCTCCTATTGCCCTTTCCCGTGCCCTATTGCGCGGGAGTGCTGTATTTGATTGTTTTCTTAACCTCTAAGACGATGTACCCATCGCCTTTTCGCCGCACCTCTGCGTCGTTTCCGCGCTTTGTGATGGCTTCGATGGCCTTGATAATGCCTTCATCCATTTTTCAATTCATCCTCGATTATGTTCCGATATGTCTGTTGGTGGTCGGCCACCGCTGGCTTCAAGAACGGCTGTGCCGGGTTGCCAGCCGTCCAGTGCCAGTGACCTTCATCGTCCTGATACACCCACGGCGTCGGCCGTCCGCCCTCCGCGTATTTGCCGGTACCTAATTCCACATACGCGGCATATTCATTGTTTGTCCCGATGATCGCTGCCGGTTCCTGCTCGTCTACCGTATGGGTAATGCTGTTGCGCAGATTACCGGTGTCCACGGGGCAGAGCTTTTTCGCATAGCCCTCTGCAACCAGCCCGCACTTTTCCAGCGCCCTGGCAGCGGCCTCATGCATGGCAGCGAGGACTTCTTTGGAGTTGTCTGTGAAATCAACTTTCATAGTTTTTCTAGTTCGCTTTCAGCGCAGTCGAATAGTTCATTGTCACCGTCTCGTTCAACAAGATAAAACGTGCCGTTGGTCTCCCGGATATCAACAACAATACCGACATCGCCTGTCTTAATGATTTTTACACGGTCATATTCGTTAATCATGCGAATTCTCCTTGTTTTTTCTGAATCCGGTTACGATCCTCGGTTTGCTATCCGGTGTATCTTGAATCCATCCCGTTAAAAAAGTGCGCTGTTTTGTAACTCCAAGTGTCATGTAGATATTAAACATTATCGCACCGCCATTTAACTCCTGCACATCAACAGCCTTGCTCATATCAAACTGCCGTGCCATATCATAACGCAGCTGCAATGGGTTATCCGCTGTATAGCCAACATCAAAAAATTGATCCGCGTGTTTTGCGCCATCTTTCAGGAAATACCCGGTGTATTTTTTAGGCGTTGTCACACATTCGGCGTTATTCACAAAAACGGTTTGCCGTTTCATGGTTTTCAGTTGGGCCCACTTATCAGGTTCATTATACTTCAAATTCTGGAACTTCTCAACCGTGTTTGGAACTTTGTTTCCCAGAACCGATTTGTATTCCTGCCACTGTTTTGTATCAGTGGAAAGGTTGCGGCCCTTCTTCATGTATGTATTCCAGGCCGCAGCGTCTTCCGCTTGCTTCTGTTCCGCCCACTCGGAATAGGTCATGTCAGAAATAACCTCTGTTTCGCCTGTAACGGGGTTTTTGGCGCGTCTTTGCCCTGTGGAGGTATCTACCCCATCCACATCCGCAACAAGCGTGCAGCGGCAGTTGTAGATCTCCCACGCTGGCCCCTGCGGATCGCCCGGAAAGCGGCAGCCGTTGGAGAATTTCTTATCATGATCTACCTTTTCGCCGTCCAGCATGGCGTGTGAATGCCGCGTCCGGTTGTCCAGCGTCGCCAGCCATTGCTTTTTAAGCTTGATGCCCATCTTTTCCGCCGCCGCGTAGCTGTCCATGCGTCCGGCGTTCTGTGCGCCAGTGACCGCCGTTCGCGCCGTCCGAATCGCGCTGCTTCTGCCCATTGTAATAATGCGCCGCTGCAAATCGTCTGCCATACCCTTAATGCTTTTCCCCTGCAAGATGGAGCTGGTGACGCTGGCCGTGATTTGCTTTTTCCCATACGCAAGGTCAATGCCGCGTTTCAATGCTCTATCTTTTGGGTAATACGGCATCAGCCCCGGCTGCTCCACAATCAGGCGCTTCACCGTCTGCTCGTCCCACAGGTCAAAGCCAACATTCCCAGCCACGCTCTCGATTGTGTACGCCGCGAAATTGCGGTTCAGGGAGTAAATACCGGGCGTTGCATCGTTGGTGTAGGACGCCGCCACGGCGTTCGCGTCGGTGACACGGTGTGCCACTTTATCCCGCATGGCCTGATAGCGTTCTCCGCGCCCGATCTGATTGAGCCGCCATTGTTTATAGTCGGCCTCTGTCCATTCCTTTCCGTTCTGCACCGTGCCGATCAGCGCTTTCATTTCCTCATCGCGCTTTTTGAATTGCTCAAAGTAAGCGTCAATGGTTTCTTGCAATTCTTCCCCGGCTTCTCGGTACAGCTTCGCAATGCGCCGTTCCAGCTTTGCAAGCTCCTTGTCGGTCAGCTTGTGGCCCAGATCAGGCGTTGCCATCCTCGATCACCCCCGGTTCGGGCGGTTCCTCCGGCAGCACGTCCATCCGGTCAAGCTCTTCCGCGTCTTTCCGGCGCATCAGTTCGTCGTACTGGTCGATGTCGCCGTTGATGGTCAGCAGCTTCTTGGTGATGTACTCATCATCGTAGTATTCCGCTCCCATCAGAACGGTCTGGGTCTCCTCGCTCTTGTTCACAATTTGGCTGCGGGTATAGCTGGGCGTATCGTCTGCCCCAGCCAGCGTCAATAGGCCTTGGATAAAGTCGGTCACATCGCTCTCGAAGTCGTCCACTTTTAGATCCAGCGGCACATAGCTGGCCTTGATGGCCGTGGCCGTCTGATTTCCCGCGCTCACGGCGGCGCTGTCAAACGCCTGGAAATCCTCGTACAGCTTGCGCTTGAGCATGTCAATAGTTGCGTTGGTGCCCTCAAAGGGGGCCTCGATGGTGTGCGGTTCCGCGTTCACTTCGTCATCGGTGTGGGCCACGTGGAGGGTCTTGATACGCTCCAAAAACTTCACGTCGTCCAAGTCATTCATGCCGCCCGCGTTGGTAAGCACCCAATAGATGAGATTGCCCTCGTCCACGTTGTTGACCATGTTGGAACAGGCCAGATCCAGCGCGTCCACAGTGTTCCGCCGCCCCCGCAGCTCCGACCGGCAGTTTTTGCCGTTTTTCAGAGGCACGATGGGAAATCCAGGATAATTGTCACCGTCCAGAATGGTCTCCGCGCCCAGGCCGTCCGTGCGGACATTGACCTTGTACCGTTGTTTGTCCGTCAGCACGGTCATGTTCTCCCCGCTGCGCTGGATGTACTCGGTGTATCCGTCCAGCTCGTACAGCGTGGCACGAAGCGGCTTATCGTCTGCCACTTGCCAGAACCGCACACCGGCCATCAAGGCACCGTTTTCCTCGTCGTAAAGGGGCGCAAACTCGGTCAGCTCGAACACCTGAACCCGGTCCAGGTTGAAGAACCCGAACGCCACGCCGCATACCAGGGCGCTCTTGCCTGCGTCCTTGACCCGCTGGTCAAAGTCAGCGCCCAGTCTGGCCTTTGTCTCCCTCTTCTGAAAGGTCACGCCGTTGCCCAGCAGATAGTTTGCCTCCTGCCGCACGACAAATCCAAAGAAACTTGACATGAGTTTGTGGTTTGCCGTGTACATGTCCCGGTGGGCGCGTCCCTGAAGGTCATAGATGATCTTCTCATACCGGCTGATGGTGGGATTCTCGCCGTCGTAATATCGCTGTGCGTCTACCGCGAACCGGTAAGCCGCAGAGCCTTTGTGCTCATTGATGACCCGCCGGATAAAATCCATTCGGTCCTGTTCGTTCTCGCCCACGGCGAGCAAGTCCTGATATGTCAGCAAGCTATCACCTCTCCCACAGGGGGATGTATTTCTCCCCGTTATCATCCCGCACTTTCCGGCGCAATACTGTCATTGCAAAGTAACGTGTATCATCCATCGCGTGGTCGTTCTCCTTAATTGGCCTGTCCTCTGTGGATTTTTCGTCCCAGCGGTAGAGGCCGAATTCCCGAATGGCGTCTTTACACGACCTGTGTATCTTCAGCGCACCGCTGCGCAGATACCTCGCCGTGGTGGCGATGCCCGGCAGCACGTCATTGACCGCCTTGCGCACATTGAACTTCCCGTGCCGCTTGATAACCTCGATGAAGGACGCCGCCGACGGGTCCACGATGACGCTTATCACCGGCAGCTCTCCCACCAGCTTCTCCAACTCCGTATAATATTCCTCGTCAGTCTTGTTTCTGTGTTCTTCCCGCCCGGAGTAGTAATACTCCCGGATGCGGGTGGCCGTCTTGCCGTCCCAGCACCACAAACCAGCAGAAAATGGGTTCAGCGTGCCGTAGTCGCAGGAAATGTAATATTCCCCGCTCTCCGGCACATCGTCCACGATGTTTTCCTCGCCAAAGTCGTATACCAGACCCTCGGCCAGCACCCACAATCCACGGATATATCGGTCGTAGAACACACCGGTAAACATGTTCTGGTAGCGCTCCAGCGTCTTTTCGCTCAGGCCGGGGTTGTCCGTCATCTCAAAGTGCAGATACAGAGCGTTGCGCTCTTTGTGCCGCTTGATCCACTCCAAGTAGAACCAGTGCTGCGGGCTTCCTGGGTTGCAGGAAAACCACAGCTTTGCCCCGTCTACGGAGCATCTGGTCAGCGCCTGTTCCACGAAGGAGCGGGGCATCAGCACAACCTCGTCCAGCAGCACACCCGCCAGCGTCCGGCCCTGAATCAGCGTATAGCTGCTTTCGTCCTTGCCGCCGAACACCTCAAAGTAATTCGTCACGGCTCCCCGCCGCACTTCCATCACCTTGTCTCCGCGCCGCCAGCGGATGATATAGTGCTCTTTGGCAAGGCTCATCGCCGTAAACGGCACGATAATGTTCTTTGTGCAGCTATCCACCGTTCTGCCACACACGCCGAAGCGCTGACCGCTGAAATTTTCCATCGCCCAGCGGACGAACGCCCACATCATGATGGAGGTCTTGCCGGAACGCACGGCGCCGTCGCAGATAAGCGCGTCGTATTTGGAATACGGGAAGGCCATGATTTTCTGCTGCTTCTCTGAAATCATAGGACGGCCTCATAACTCACGTGAAAAATCTCGCTCTTACATGGATAAATTTCTCCATTTACGCCCCGAATAATATAGTCTCCGGCTTGAGCAATCATTGTCCCTTCAAGCGTCTTTATCTCGCACCATGCCGGATTCGGATAATGCTTGCCAAAGTCATGGGTAACAATTGTATTTTCCGAAACTGCATTCCAAAACCAATCTTCTCCGACAAGCCCTCTTGCGTTTAACTGAAATGCTTCAATAACAACCGGCTTTTTTCTATATTTACCCATCGCTCTCCAACCCTTCTGCCATTTCACGCAGACTCACACTCAATGCGTCATCCTGCGTGTTGTCAGTCGGTAAACCCAGCTCCACAATATCGCGCTGCCCAAGGTACTGTTTTCCCAGCCAAATGGCCATGCTTGCGTTCTTTTCGGCAAGCCGCCACTGGCTTCTACGTAAGGATACTTTCCCCAATCCTCGCTTTTGCCTGAATACTTCGGAAAAACTTGCACGATATGTGCGTTTACACCAACCATCCAGCGTTTTGTCGGTCACACCAAACCAGCCGCAGATCTCTTCAAGCGTGCATTGCAGGCCGCAGAGGTTTTCGAACTGCTTCTGATCTATTTCCTTTCTTGGCCTTGCCATACGCGCCCTCCTTTCTCCGCTGGTGTTTGATAAACTTCTCCATATCCCGCTTTAAGTACGGGCTGTTCGTCTTGGCGATAATCGCCTGCGCTTCTTCAATCGTCATGCAGAAGCACCGCCTTTTTGCCCGTCAAGTTCTCCCACCGCTTTACAATCACATCGCAATACTTCGGGTCAAACTCCATAACATAAGCATTTCTGCCATTCTGCTCACACGCAGCAACGGTTGTCCCGCTTCCGGCAAACAGGTCGAGAACAATGTCGCCGCCCTTGGTATTATTCTTGATTTGATAGTCAAATAGCGCAACAGGCTTCATAGTCGGATGCTCTTTATTCGCTGTCGGGCGATCAAATTCAAGCACCGTTGTCTGCTTCCTATCAGATGCCCAGAGATGACCAGCCCCCGCCTTCCACCCATATAGGCAAGGCTCATGCTTCCACTGGTAGTCTTGCCTGCCCATGACCATTGCATTTTTAACCCAAATCAAAACCTGCCGAACTTCCCATCCCGTCATCTGGCACGCCGATTCAAAAGCATATGTTTTCAGAATGGCGTGCCAGATGTAAAATACCGCGCCGGGTTTCATCACAGAGTTAGCCGCTTCAAATGCCGCTTGCAAAAACGCAATAAACTCGTCATCGCTTTTCGCATCATTTTCAATCTTGAGTGCGTCCTTCGTTTTACCTGTATAATCAACACCATACGGCGGGTCTGTAAGCAAAAGGTCTGCTTGTGCCCCCCCCATGAGCTTTTGTACACATTCCACGGACGTGCTGTCCCCACACATAAGCCGGTGCCGTCCAAGCTGCCAAATATCGCCAAGTTTGGTAATCGGTTCAGATTCTTCGTCGACCTCCGGTGCTTCGTCCTCAGTGACTTCGTCCGTTGTGTCTTCCGGCAAGCCCCAATCAAAGTCAAAAGCCGACAGGTCGAGACCAGGCAATTCATCAGCCAACAGATCAAAGTCCCAATCGCTTTCGTTGCTCTTGTTATCCACAAGCCGCAGGGCGTTCACTTGCTCCGGTGTCAGATCGTCCACGCACACGCACGGCACTTCTTCCATACCCAGCTTTTTTGCCGCCAGAGCGCGGCAGTGGCCAATAACGATCACTCCGTCACGGTCAATCACAATCGGCTGCACAAAACCGTATTGCTTGATGCTCTCCGCAACGTTATTGATTTGCCGTTTATCGTGTTTCTTTGCGTTGGCGGCATACGGTTCAATATCAGCAAGCCGCCGTTTTGTGATTTCCATGCTTTCCTCCTGTTTTGCTACCTGCCCCCACCCCTTGGCCTGTACATAGCAGACTTTACCCGCCCCGAAGGGCTACAACGCCGCACTCAAGGCAGCGGCACTCCTCTTTTGGCAGGGACGGTTGGGAATCGAACCCACCCAAACGGTTTTGGAGACCGTTTCGCCAACCTTGGTACATTCGCCCCTATGTGGTGCGGCATTGCAGCCCTGCCCTGCTTTAGCACTTCGCCGGAACGCCGGCGTCGCTTGCTGAGGTCTCCCCTTATGGGGCACCTATACCGCATATTGGTCGTCTTGCCGCATAGCCCCGATCAAGGCGGAGCCAAAGCCCCGCCCATCGGGAAATTAGGAGGAAAGAAATGAATCGGCACGGGCAGGTTGCCCCTGCATACCCATCATATATTGTCTTTCTCCGCCCCGCACCCCTAAAACGGAAAATATTTTTTTATTTTTTGAATTATTTCTGCCAACTCAAAAGAGGGCGCCATATAGGTGCCCTCTTTTTTTATGCCTCCACGTCCTCCGGGAAGAACGTCTCCCGCACCCCGCCGCACTCCGCCACGATGTACCGACCCTTCGGATGCGCATACACCACTGTGCCCTTGCGGACAGGGAACCGCTTTTCATCGTTGGCACCGGAGCCGGGGTACTCGCTCGGCAGCGTCATAAACCGCGCACGGATCACATCACCCTTCTGCATTGTCCATCCACATTGTCAGCCCTCCTGTTCCATGCTTCGATTGCTTTTGCTTCCAGAGTTTTGTCAGTCGTAGCCCAGTCGGGAAGCTGAGCGCAGCGTGTCCACGGGTCATTTATACCGCAACCACCAACAGCGCCACCACGCGCGTGGCAGGTGTTGCATCGGACAGAGTAGGTGTGCATTTCTACGCGCATATCAAGGCCATTCCACCCAACAAGCCTCGACTTTCGTCCTATCTTGAGTTTTGTACCTCCGCAGAACGGGCAAGGTTTCAATTCAGTCATCCTTCATCGCCTCCAATGCTTTCTCCGCCTCCTCGCGGGTGAGGAATACGGTCTTGCCGATTTCATCGACCGGTACGCCGAAAATGGATTTATCAACAAACCCGGCTACGATATCCCATTCAATGAATGTACAAAACAATTCCACGCGAATTGCCTTTACTCGGTATTCGCTTATGGTTTTTCGACTTGTAACCTCATACACCGTATCTCC